GATTGTGTCTGTGCCAAGGTGATACGCTGTGCACTAGAGTAAATATTAGGATCAGCAACTGGCTGAACATCCACTGCGCCATCAAAGTCAGTACGTTTGATTCTGCGAGACGCACCAACCACTTCGTATGGATAGTCTTCAGGCAATGTCTCACCAAAACCACGAGCCAATAACTTGAATTCCATCTTCTGTGCATAGTGCATGCGCTTGTGGATAGCGGACATCACAGTCGCGCCCTTTTCCATCAACGCAATCGTGGTTCCAACAGCAGCTTGTTGATTGCCGTCGCCCACTTGCATATCAGCTGTGCTTGCTAAACGCTTACCTGCTTCTACGCAGAACACCATCAACGCTTGTAGTGTCTGGCTTGGCTCTTTGTATGGCAAAGGCAACATGGATGACTGCAAATCTGCACCGCCCACGTCAATGTCACGCCACTCGCCTGGTTGCAAAGGCACGTCATCGTTCATGATACGAGCGCCCTTGGTCTTAAAGCCCGCTGGCAAGTTAGACAAGGTACCTGCGTCGATCAATTGACGCATTGCAGACGTAGCAGACTTGGTCAAGCCACCAATCAAGTGCACAAAACCAAGGCCATAGGCTCCAGGGCCCTCAACTAACACGTAGTGAATGAAATGTTCTCTACGAACCTTGCGTTCGTTCTTCTCTTCCCAGTTACGACGGATGCCAACAACCTTGCTGCTGCCTTCGTCAATCGTGATCACATAAGGAAGCTTCACGCCAGTAGCTTCGCCGTCCTCATCCTTGTCTTCAAAGCCTGGTAAGTCCCAATCAATGTGGAATTCCAACAAGAATAACTCTTCTGACTCGCTACCGGCCTGAACACCCACCATTTTGTCTGTGGCATTCTGAATATCGTTGCCAATAGACGGGGGTGTCAAGGTTTGTACATCAACATCACGGTAATAGCCTTGTGCAACAAGCTTCTTGAACATGTTTTCGCTCATCGGAATGCGATGAGTTAAGCGTTCACACTTGGAAACAATAGAAGAACCGTTGTAAGGAATGAAAACGTTCTCTGGCAAGCATAATTTGCTGACCATGCGATTTAAATGTGGGTCTTTGTAGACCTTTTTGAATGTTGAACCACCGTAACCTGTCCACCAAAGCAATTGATCGAACTCTGGAGTGTATTCTTCCATCTCCGTGGTCAATTGGTAGTTCATAAACTCCTTAACACGCTCTGCCTTAGCAATCTTTTCGCGAGTTTCTTTGCCTAGCACCTGTGTTTTAACAGGGCCTTCGCTTGGCATGAGTTCTTTGAACGCTTGTGCTTGGAATTGAACGATGGCTTCGGTCAACATTGGGTGAGAAGTACCGCAAGCGCCCTTAAATGGCTTGCTTCTTTCCTCGTAGGTGAAGCCTAACAGCTCCAAACCCTTAGAATATTGCTTTTCCCAGTCATCACGAGACGATCTGTCCGCATCCAACAGGGCTAAAAGCTCTGAAGCGATGTGTCCCATCTCTGATTCGTCTACAACTTCGGCAAGATTGGCATCAAATGGCACTTCGTCCATCTCTTCTTCGCCCATTTCGACAGTAACACCACCGTCGTCTTCCAAAATAATCTCAATATCCGACTCCGGAGCCTTCATTGTCGGCTCAGGCATCTCAATTTCTATCTCTTCATCTTCGTATGGGCGATTATTTTCGATTGCCATTGTTAATCCTTAGTATTTTTTCTCAACGAGTCCACCTTTTGCGAAGCGAACACCTTGTTTTTGTAGTCTTTCTGCTGCTTTCTTGTCCCACGTAATGGAGATTCGGTTAATTATGTCACCATTTTCTGATTCCATGGGAAGATTTTCCATTTTAAAGCCCGGACCTAAGTCTTTTAACACTGCTTTGATGTTGTTTGGAAGCTTTTCATACAACTGTTTTTGTGCAGAATCCGCGCCTGGGAACAATACCGCATCTTTGCCTCGTTGTATACCACCTACCACAGCATTTTTGATCATCAACTGCTGAACAACCTGTGGATTTCTCTCCATGCCAGGAAAAGCTTCTTCAATGTTATAGGCTCCACGACCACGTGTACGGCCAAGTAACTTCGCCATGCGTTGCTCATCACGAGCTTGCTCAATCTGAGCCTGCTTTAGCTTGATCTCGTTTTTAGCAACATCTTCGCCCCTGTCTACCAAATACTGGAACTCATCAATTTGAGCTTTGCGAGCAGCCGCAGCGTCTTGCAACTCAGCAAATTCTTTCATGTCCTTTTCTCTGCTTCCAGCTTTAGCGCCGCTGACAGTCAAGTCATCCAAACGATCGGACTGCAACTCAGTAACGAACATACCCTTTTTCTTGCCCGGTAAATCCACGTCCAAGAAACGGCTGAATGCGATTGGATTGTCAGAAGCAATAGAAGAGTGCTGTCCTTTGTATCCCTGCTTTTCAGTGAACTTTTGTTTAACCAAAGCAGCGTATGGCTGCATCAAGTTCTCATACTGAGCATTGGCGTTTAAGGCTTGCGCACGCATTTGGTTTGTGAAAGCATTTTCCATCGCCTCTTTTCTTGCCTTAGGCTCAAGGCTTGTGAAAGACGGGTCTTGGAACTGGGCTTGCAAATCAAGACCATAGCGTTTGTCCGCAGCTTCTAAAACTCTTTGCCTTACCAAAGCTTCCGCCTCAGGTTTTATCAACTGCTGTTCGTAGTTGGTCAACTCGTAGTAAGGCTTGCCATACTTCTGCGTCGCTATCTCATACGAGGCTTCTGTGGAAGTAGGTACTCCTGGTATTTTCTGACCAATGTGCACATACTTAAAGCGATCGTTAAAATTAGTGGCCTCTAGGATTTCATCCGCAGCCTTTTTAATCTCGGGCGCCGCTTCTTTGAACGTCTGGCCTAGTGGCGTGCCTGCAGCATCTGGACCACGGAAATAAACTTCTAGCGCGTTAAGCGCCTTCATTCTTTCTTCTGGTTTCTTGTACTCGCTCTTGACCGCATTAAGATTCTTGAACATGTCTTCATAAAAGATGTTTTCAAGACGAGCTTTTGGAGAAACATCTTGCAATAGGTTGATAACGCCTAGCGCTTGCGATGGTCTTGGGTTGTCCATTTTCTGATGGAACTTAGGAAACTCGGATGGCTCAGGTTCAATGATTTGTACGCGATAGCCCATCGGAGAAGATGTCTCATCCAAGCGTTTTAAAAGATCCGCTGAGGTTACTTTGTCTTTTGGTCCTAAACCTTGTAAGGCGTTTTCCAAACGTTCGATTTCATAGTTACGACCAGTCTTGGCCATCATGCCTCTGATCTGCTGCACAGTCGTTGCACCCGGCAAGTCAGACACAATGCGCTCTAGCTCGCCAACAAAAGGACGATCTGCTGTAGGCAACAAACGATTGTCTCGGACCACGGGACGTGGACCGGTCTTCGCTTCCATGATTTCCTTGGCAACCGCAGGATCAATCTCGTCCGGTGCCATTGTTGTGCTCTTAGGCGCGGCAGGAGCAGGCTTTACCTCGTCCAACATCTTTCTCGCTGCCGACACTGGGCGCTTGGCCAACTCAACACCCTTGGCGACTCCGCCTGGAGTGATTAAGCCCGTACCAAAACGAGTCAAGGTTTCCGTCATCGAACCGGTTGGCTTATCGGCAATACCTAGCTTGTTTGCCTTCTCAATCAAATACTCACTACCGCCCACAGGCTTTTCGCTCGATAGCTTAGAACCCGTGACATAGTCAATGCCCTTCAAGCCTAAGTTGATCACGTCCACCGGCGCACCGACCAAGTCGTATGGTGTGTACTGTGTGCTGCGAACTACTTCCTTTAGCGTGTCCTTCGCCGAGCTTTTGGTCTCGCCTTCTTCAGGACTTCCTTCCGCACGTTTACGTACCGTTGTAGCTCCAGGGGCTTTGCGCTTGCCTGTGTATTCTTCCCTGTAGAAGTCCGCCTTTTTCTCTTCCAAAGCACGGGCCATCAACTCACGGAACTTGGCATCATCGCCACCCGCTTGCTTTGACAATTCCAAACCTAGGGCGTTGTTGCGCAAATCCATTTCCCTATCACGTGAGCTCTGTGCGTTGCCTTGTGTGAAGTATTGCATCGGCCCACCGATTAACTCGTGTGCATAACCAAGCGTCTTCGCCACAGTCGGGTTGTACTTCTTCTCAATCTCACGCATGAGGGTCATGTGACGCACCGCATCGCCACGAGTACCAGAGTCTTCGCTGAGTCCCATCTCAGCAGGAGCATTCAAGCTCTTGTCCCAAGCTTGGTCCACGCCAATCTTTTCCGCAATCCATCTTTCAATGTTAAAGCCGCTGCCCTGATTGTCCTGCGCCTTGGCCTCACCGCCATCATTGAACATCTGCGGTTGGACGCCGTACATAGGAGTTTGTACCAATGTCGGACCTTGGGGTACAGGCTGTTGCGGTGCTATTTGAAAGCGTCTTGCAAATTCCTTGGAATACTCCGGATTGAAATCCTGTTTCACGTTCGGATCTAAAGAAGGCTGCTTTGTTCCAAGGTTAGAAAGAATTCCACTGAGCACCTTGGTTATGGGTTGGATAGCAAACGGCTGCGGGTTAGGCTGTGGCTGGGCAAACTGTTTAAAGAGATTGCCAAAACTATTAGCAACTAATCCACCCACAAGGCCTCTCGGGTTTATCTTTGCCTGTTCCGCGGCCCTCGCTGCCGCCTCTATTTCCGCTTGGCGCTGTTCAGAGCGTTGTTTTAAATACGCCGCATTGATGTATGGGTTCTTGTAATTCCAATCACGACGCTCTTCTTCCGTCATGTCTTCTAAATACTTTTCCTTAGGTGCGTCTGACGCCTTGCCCAAAGCTTGTGCTACAGCATTCTTTACTATGCCGCCAAAAGCAAAGCCTTGTGGTTCTTGGGCCGCGAACGGTGTTGCTGGTTTAATCGATGCGAGTTGCTTTTGCATATTCGCAAATTGCTGTGCAGCGGTTTGCTCTTCCGCCGCTTCCTTTGCTTCCCGTTCACGCTCGGTCTCTGGCTCTTCATCGGCCATGCTCATGAGTGCGTACGCCGCTTGATAGCCTTGTCCTAAGTCGGCAATGTTCTCTTGAATGGCCTTGGGTGTTTCACGTGAAACAGGCTTGTTGGATTTGTTATCTGTTCTTGCCATGACCTGCTTGGCATATTCCAAGGTTGTCGGTGCGTTTGGATTTCTCGGGTCTGATACGGCCACGCCTTGCTTGGCTTTTTGCATGCCTCCCGGACCGCCATAATATCCGACCGCCGTTAAATTTAGATCGCCACCACTCTTGTCATACATTTGCTTGATGTAACGCAGACCTGCACGGGAGTTGTCGTACGGATTGTTGATGTCGCCACCCGGCAACATCTGATTAAATGTGCCCGGCAAAATTTGCATCCCGCCCACGGCTCCGGCATTGCTGGTCTTGGTGTTCTTACCCGCGCCCGATTCCTGCATGTAAATGCTACGAGCCAATGATTCCAAAGGAGTGCCAACAAGGCCCTCGTCTGCTAGTGCTTTTTCAAATGGATTTTGTGCCATGGTCCGCGGTCCGTGGAAAGTGTTGCCTCATTATATGTTCAATAATACTCGGGCACAAGCGAATCTTCTTGCCCAGGCTCATCGTCATAGTCGCCTTGCAAACTGATGAAGTTTCCTGCTCTGAATCTTGATAGCGCCATGGTCATTGAGTCGACCTGGTCGTCGTTTGCTCCAACTGGGAAAGCAGCACATTCCTCAATCAATTCTTCCGCCCACTCGGTCTCCGGCGCCCAGACCATCCTCGATTCCAAGATTGGGGCAATGGCGTTCGCTCGCGCAACCTTGTCCGTGCCCGTCCTTCTTCCGCCCGGTGAATACATCGTAACAGGAATGCCGAGTTTCCGGAGTTCCTGCTGAAGCGGCGTTCCCGTAGCCTTTGCTTCAATAAGTACGTTGTCAGGGTTGTAGAACTTATACTCCTCAAGCGCGACCCTCTTA